TTCCATAATCACATCCTCGTCTTTTGCATCCCGGAGAATATCGGCACGCATGTCGGCAGCTAATTTTTGTTTCTCTTTTTCCAGTTCAATTGCTTTGAGGTTTTTTTCTGCCAATTTATCAAGTCCAGGAATAACGGACATAATAACATTGGCAAATTTTTCTAATTCAAGCACTCCGGAAAGTATAACCGTAACCAGTTGAGAAAAAATACTCATAATAAAAGTAAGTAATTCTTTGAACGGTGCTAATACCTGGTTAAGTTTATTGGTTGCTTCGCCGTTAGAATCAATGGCAGCCTTGACAAGCATAATCAATGCAGCTATTGCTGCCAATATAGCAACAATAGGATTTGCCAACAATTCTAACATAGCAGTTCCAAAAGCTTTTACACCACTTACTCCGGCAGTCGCAAAAGAGGATCCTGTTTTTTCCGCTCCCATGGCCATATTAGCCAGGTTTCCGATAAACCCTTGGTTTGCCCCCAACGCACTTAAAATATTATTCTTATAATTACCTACATCACGGGTAAAGTTTCCCATTGGTCCTTCCATGCCTTTTAATGCCTTTGATTGTTCGCCAATACTAGCCAGCATTGCCTTGCCCGATGTTGTATCTTTTTGCGCTGCCGATAGTTTATTGTAAGCTTTATAATTCAGGTCGTATTGAGCAGCCAGTTGTTCGTGGCTTCCTTTTTCTGCACCATTGGCAGTAGCCACCAGTTTATTTATTGTCAAAGCCTGGGACTTGGTCATATTCATTTTATCAACCGAAACACCCTCTTTGGTTAGCACGTTGATCATCGCTTGTTTGGCTGAGTTCAATTCAAGTTCTGCCTTTTGTTCTTTCTCAAGTGCAGCAGCAGCTTTTACGGCAGCATCTGCACGGGTTTGCTCGGCTTTGGTAGTTGCCTCCTGTGCTTTTTGAGTAGCTAAAATTGCCTGAGCATTCAATAACTCGGCTTTGGTAGTTGCCTCCTGTGCTTTTTGAGTAGCTAAAATTGCCTGAGCATTCAATAACTCGGTTTTTGCAATCGATTCCTGGACTTTTTGAAGTTTTACGGCATTATCTGCCCGGTTTTTTTCAATAGTCGTTATATCGGTCTGTGATTTTTGAGCCTGCAACAAAGTTTTGTTGTATTCGGTCATAATAGTCACAATATCACTCACTCCTTTTGCATTAGCAAACTGATCATTGAAATTCTTAGCAGCTACCGCACACGTTCCAAGACTGGTTGAGGCTTTGATAAGTTGTGAATCGAGGGTATCGAGTTGTTTTTTGATAAGTTCCTCGTTGATAATGCTGTCTATAAGTTGTGTGCTCATGATTTCTGTTTTGTTAGGTGTTCAATTTCTTTTTCGTATCCGGCAGTCATGCCACAAAATTCAGCGACTGTTATTTCTTTGGGGTTTAAATGGTAACCCATGTATTTACTGAGAGTGATTAACGAGGTATTGAAGTAATCAACTCCGGGATCCTGTTTTTTGCTGTCTTTTGTCAGTGCTTCGAATCGTGCCTTTTCCCTGTCCCGCTCCACGGCGATTACCTTGCATTTCCCGATCACTTTATTCAAGTTTTGGAAGTATTCTTTTTTATTGTTCCAGTCGAATTTATAGGTATATCCGAAAGAGTTGAGTATGTCCACGCACTTCTTGTCATATTGTTGCGATAGAGCCTTCACAGCGCAGGTTATAGCCAGTAATTTTGCATCCAAGCGGTATACCTTTTGCATTCCTTCATAAAAAGACTCGTAACCCGAATTTCGGGAAAGCGTGCAATATTCTTCAAATAAAATTGACCATGCCTGAGCGAGTATAAATTTAGGGATAGGAATCCATTTGAGCCGCTTAATCCGGTTGAACTTCTTATGCGTAGTACATTCGATAAAATCGCATAACAAAACGCTGTCACAGGTCTTATTTATGTTCTTAAAGAATAATGATGTTATAGTTTTCATAAACTGAGTGATTTTCTTGAATTAGCAATAATTGAGGTTCTGATTTTGTCCACAACATCTTTGTCGTTTGGATCCAGCACAAATGTATTTTCTCCATACTTTGAAATAATGGGTGTTCCAAATCCATTTGAAACCATCCGCATACTGTTCCGGTCAATTTTCATGGTTGACCAAAAATAACCATTGATGTACAGATTGGGTGCGTAGAAATTACGTCCTGAATTATGGGTTATTTTATCCTTCCATTCGGCGTATGCCTGAGCTGCTTGTCGGGTTAGAAAATACGGATCATCCAAATACGAGGGTGTTAGGTCTTTCCCCGTGCCATCCCTACCATCCCACAACTGAGCCTGTATGGCATAAACGATTTCACGTTCATTGTCCATAATCGAATTCGCGAGAATAGTACTCACGTTTTCTTTGGTGGATCGGACTTGCTGAAGCTTTTCAAAAATGGTCATACTAATTATTTTTATCAAAAAAGAGTACCCGCAAAATACAAGTACTCTTTTTCTTATTAAACAGTTTCTTCAGATTCTGTTATTTCAGGATCCTGTATCACTTCCACCTCTTTCCCTTTCGCCTGGTTCCAAACTGACTTCAAACGTTTATCGCGTTCGTCGCCTGTCCACTCCGGGATGTTGCCATCCATCGCTTTTATAAAGGCTTCAACCTTTTTGAAACCCTTAACGAAGTCAGTTGAAAAACTGGCTCCGTTCTGAGTGATGTGATACATTAGGCTGTGATAGTTACAGTAACAGAAATTCCTTCGTAACCATTTTCTGGTGAACCTCCAACTAATGCAGTACTAAGTGCTGCTGGAGAAGCAAGCCCAATCTGGTAAATCCCTGCAGGCAGCGTTACATCCCATCCACTTTTTGCTGCATTGATAGCTACTGTAGTAGGCACAACAGGTAAACCGGTTGTAATATTAATTACCTTCCAAAGAGTCACCACGGCTAGTTCAGTTGAATAAAGCGGATACATATCAATTTTATCCCCTTCGGTACGAATTCCGATAGTTGCCTTCCCGGCAGATGCCAAAATTGTATTAAGTTGAAGATTCAACAACCCTTTTACGGTATCTTCCACTTCAAATGTTGGTCTGTAAATCGCAACATTATCGTTCAAATCTTTCATATTGCTATGAGCAAATTCAGCAGCAACAACAGCCGGCTTCGTTCCTTCGTTCACTTTCCATGGTTTAGCATAGAAATACTCCAAAGAAGCACCCATAAAATTACCTGCATCGTCCTGAGTACCGATAATAATACCATTATCATCAATAAAGAATGAGCGATATTGACCACCGTTCAACATCCGAAGTTGTTGCAGGTTATAAAGACCGGTTGACTGAGAAAACGTAAATGTCCAGTCGTATTTTCCTTCACGAACGATTTCGTTCACGCCATATCCTGATGTATTTTTAGTTACATCACCCGAACCATCTGCAATTTCCTTAAATCGGAATACTGGATAGATTCTGTCCTGACCAGAAGCCAAACAATCATCTTGCAATGTTTTTTGAAAATCAAGCATCTGTGCTTCACTATATTTCTTATTCTTCGATGTTAGAATAGCCCCCACAATAAGCCTTGGGACAACTGCATACGGAGAATTTCCGGTGTTTCCACCTCCAACTTGTTGGGCTGGCAAGTTCACGTACTTATTCATTTTACTTATTTTTAAAAATTATTTTATAATTGATTCTTAACTTTAATCTCCAATCCACTGATTTCAATTACATCTACCTTATCATTCAGAATATTACCTTCACCTCCGTACAATCCTGATTTACCCCACATCGTATTATCAAATGTTCCTGCACGACCCCAATAGTAGCGGTCAGTATGCGTATGCGGGATGTTTTGGTTGTATTGAATATCGAAATGCTTTGAACGCTGAATCTGCCTGATAAACTCTTCGTAAATGGGATGAAGAACCGGTTTAAAATTGATTTCGGTTCGTTCATCGGCTTTCAACGTCGGATCAGTTAGGTTGGCGAGCAAAAAATACAACGAAGCCTTACAATAATAATCTGGTGAATCTTTGGTTTCCGAAAAATCAGTTATCAACGCTAATAACGGAAAACGCATATCCCTCGTCAATTCAGCTTTTGAAAGCTCCAACAACGTGTTGGCTATTTCAATCGGATGTCCATAATTGTAATGAACTACGTTAGCTAAATGGCAAACACCGTCGCGATACTCAATGATATCACCATTTCGAACCAGCAAACCACCAACCGGCTTATATTCCAAATCAAAACCTTGTAAGCGATAAATTCCATCTGTGTCAGGTAACGAATTTTTGTCAGTCCAGTTCGTAAACTGTCCGGCAAACGCTTCGTTGATTCCCTGAACCACATCGCGAAACATATCCACTATATACAAATGTTTTTTCATTAGAAATTAAACGGATTTATTTTTGCATAAAAATCTTCGTCAGGAAAATATGAAGGATATAGCGCAATATTTGCATTGATATACTTACGAAGTTTATTCAGCAAGTCAACCATATCGTTATAAACACCTACCTCATGATCAATCGGGGAAACCGATTTTGCATTTTCTTTGCTGGCAATAGCTTCACCGTTTCCGGTTGTTGAACTGGCATTTGAGCGAGACCAACTAAACCACACGTAGTTTGCAAAAGATGATACCTTTAAATCAGTATCTACCAGATATTTTGCAAGATCAATCCATTTTTGTTCCGGAATAATTGGGTCAATGACCGTCATTCCGGCTTTGAAAGCTAAATAAAGTTCTTCACCCAACGCTAGTTCAAGGAACCCGGGTTCTAATCGATTGATAAGTCTGTCGAGTTTAGTTCCGTTTGCCTGAGCAATTGCGCCAGCTGCGCCGGTACTTGACGAACTCATATTCGGGATATTCAGGTCATCACCGGTGAAATAGCTATTATTTACTTTCAGGATTGACATCTTTTGAATCGGGTTTTGGAGCTTGTTTGGTATCCGGTTTAACTGCCTTTGGCTTGTATTCCTGAATCGTTATAAATCCACGGTTTACGCGCCCCTGGTTTTCTTTCAGTACATTTTCAATGTGCCTGTCTTCGCCTGTTATTACTATTCTTTTCATAACTTTAGTATTAAATTGAGGGTAAATAAATGCTACCTACCCTCAATTAGATTAGACGGCTGTGATCAACGTAATCACTTCAGAGAATTTTCCGTAAAGGAATGCATATGGATTGTATACAGGGAAAATAACTTCTTCCTGAACAATGATAGCCACCTGATTGGCACGTTTTGAAGTTATATCTTCAGCAAATTCCAATTCTAAAGACTGGAAGTCAACTAAAGATGCACCCATTGCACAGTCACCAATGAAGAATTCACCCGGTACTACTGCGGTCGTTTCGCAAATTGGCATATTACCGATATAATAAACCCCATTGATGAATTTGATTACATCCAACCAACGATCCTGAGTATCTTTCAATACACGTAATTTGAACGTATCAATAGGATTTAAGCAAAGGCAGTTAGGAGAATATTCACCGTACGTCAGATAAGCCTGTACTGCCAAGATAGCATCAGCGATTGTTGGAGCAACGACAGTTTCAGCGAATTCACCACCAGCACTAAAGGTTGCAGCTGCAATCTGAGGAGCAGTTTGAACCGTATAAGCGACATCAATGACTATTTGACGGTCATTTACTTTATTTGCTTTGAATTTAGCGTTGTAAGCGGCGTTTGCAAAGGCAGCAAAAGTAATGTCAGCACCGTTGTTAATCAGCGATTGAGGTCCGGTAAAAGTTACCAAAGTCTGAAGACCTCCGTTATATGTTTCAACAGTTGCGATCGATCCGGCAACACCTGTGATCAAAGTAGACAAAACAGTTTTAGCATTCTGGCAAACTTTGAAAATACCAAGTAAATTGGATCCGGCACCATCTCCTTTAAGAATTTGGAAATCTTCAGCTAAACGAACCATTGCAGGAATACGGTTAGATAACCAACTTTGCAACCATTTGATAGACCTCAACATTCGTTTACTTACAAATATTGTGGTACCTATTCGCGTTGCACCGGCTGTAATTTCCTTTACCTTGAACGAACTTTCAGGAAGTACCCCATTTTCAGACACAGCAGCGGCATTACGATCTAAATCAGTAATCTGTTGATACACTAAGAAAGGTTCTTCACTCGATTCAGTCATCATACAATCACGCATAGACAGTTTACGAGGTTGAGGGTTCTCAGATACGCGATTAGCAACAACAGAGATACCAGCGGTACCGCCTGAATAACTCGAACCTAAAGACAATGCTTTAGTAGATATTTTAATTACCCCGGAAGATTTTTGAGTATTACCTTTGGCAAACGATTTGAATTTTTCACTATCCAATACTTCTTTAACGGCTTTCTGAATCTGAGATTCATTTTCTCCCATATCCAGACCTTTAGTTTCAAAACCGCTTACTTTTTGAGCCAGTTCTTTGATTATAACATCGTAATCATCGAATTTTTTCTTTTGTTCTTCGGTTGCACCTTTTAAAAGTTCTTTTAAGGCTTTCTGAAGTATTTCTGGGTCATTACCCTTAGTTTGAAATTCCGCAAAAGCTTCATTCATTTTAGTAGCAAAAGTTGCCATAAAATCTTTTTCGGTTTGATCCATATCGGTATCACTTTTAATTTTTCCACCGACTGGAATTGCAAATGGAGCAACAGCCATAACTACACTCGTAGTAGCAATCGGGAATACAACAAAACAGAGTACGACAATAAATGCCAACACTGCAAATCCGAAGATTTTCAATTTAAAAGTTTGACGGGCTTTGATTCCCATTAAACTATCTTGCTTTCTTAAATTCTTTTTCATTTTTCGTTCTTTTTGAATAAAAATTAATAATTTCTTTTCCTTTAAAATATAATTCGAAAACAATTTTACTTGATGATAAGACCTCCTAATGTTTTTAAACTAAAGGTGGACGTACCGGCCTTTTCAATAGTTTGGCTTTTATCATCTTCTACTGCTTGAGTGGAATCTACCGGCTCAACAGCATTGCATTTATATACACGTGACCAACAATTTGGACAACGCACGTAATTCGTAAAGTTTTCAATTCCTTTGGTTTGCATTTCACCATTTAAACCCTTTGTCGTCATGGATTTTTGAGCACCGATAATTGCTTCAACTTGTAACTGAATTTCAGGTTTAAGTTTTTGCATTTCATGATAAACTATATTATCAATCATCCACCGAGCATGATCGGCAGCAATTTGCAAAACTTGTTGTTCAAATGTGTTTTCGTCACATTCGTTGTAATCAAATGTTTCACCACATGTAGGGCAACATACCATCAGCGAACCGTCTGTAATGTCTTTCTTGATAATCTTGGTCAACATGTTGATTGATTTTTCAATCTTAGCCAGGCGTTCATCTGAATAAGGCTGTTTAATGGCTTTAGTAATAAAATCCAGTTGTTCCTGCATTTGTGCTTCAGACATTCCACCCATGTTTTTAAGACTCAAAAGCGGTGTGTTTTCGTTAGCTCCCCAGCTGGTCAGCGTCGAGAATTCCCAAAGTTTCCACTCAGTCACTTTCTTCTGATCAACCGGGTCGCGTTGGATCGCATCAACTCCTATGGAGTGTTCAAGCGTTTTTCCGTTTTCGGCATATAATTGGTAATCGTAATACGTGTCAAGGCTAATCTGCTTTTTCATATTGAATTGAGCAGTCATTTGCAGGTATTCCGGCGTTTCTTCACCACTCAAAGGCACACCCAACAAAATAGCTTTGTTGTGATTCAAAAACCATTTGATACGTGGCATATTTTCTTTCAGCGTTTTACTGAATGAACCCGGCATCGAAATATCACCGTCGCAATCTTCGTTATTAAAAGCATTGACAGCAATTACAACCTGTCCTTTTTCGTCCACACTGGCTACTTTTGTTCTCCAACTGCTTGACTTCGGATCATATTGTTTAATTTTCATTTTTTGGTGTATTTAGTTGGTTATTATTCGGTTGTCCTGAATGCAGGTTAATACTCATTTGCTGTATAGCTGCTCGGTTTTTATCATCCCAGATATAATAATCACCACCTACTACTTTTTGCTCACCTGATTGTACCAGCATTGTATTGTAAGTGATAATACCCTGGGTGTATTTAAGTAAAGCCGTTGTTACGTTCAAATTGTTGGTTGTTGCTTCGTCTTTCTTATTATCCTGAAGTACTTCTACCTTGGAGAAATCAGCCTGAATATACATGCCACCTTTTTCTTGTTTAAGTCCAAGGAACTGATTGAGCATCCGGCATAATTTATTGGCAAGTGGAATAACGGTATTGACATAAAGTGATTTCTCGCTACTATCCATGTTATTGAAAGTACTCATGTCTTTACGTGGAATCAGGTTGGCAGGAATGCCAAATATCCCGGCAATAGCAACGGCATCGGCCAGCGTTTCGTCGAATGGTTCAAGTTCGGTAATCGACATGTTGAATCGCTCAAACTTAACCGGTACGTCGGTAATCCAGAACTGGCCTTTTTCGCGTTCCAATCCGTAATTATCGTTTTGTTGCTTCTGCAAATCGTCTTTTTCTTTCTTTGTCAGTGCAACAGTTCCTGCGCTATCTGATTTCTGGCTCACGATTGCTCCTAATGCACCACGTCTGACGTAAATTACATTTCTCGCTTCATATACCGCACAAAGATTTGAGAGCGGATATTCAAGACTTGTGAGCTTGCTACGTCCACGTAATGTCCAGTGATCGAACATCAGATTTGTTTCTTTGAAATGCAGGATGTTATTGGGTGTAAAATCACGGTTTCCAAGACCGGAAATAAGTTTATAACTTCTTATTAGTTGGTCCTTCGGAACGTTTGCGTATAATTTTACATCAAACGGATATTGAGGTTCGATACAATCAGCCGGAAGCACATAATAATTATCGCAGGCTTTCCAACGCTCCCATTTACTCAATGTATCAGGAACAGCAGAATACATATACGAATCACCGGTTACAAGTAAGTAGCAAATCAGTTGTGAAATAAAATCATCGAATCCCTGAAGCTCGTTTGGTTGTGTTAGGAACTTATTGATTTGCTTGTTATCCCAAATAATTGAATCTGTATCGTAGTCTTTAAGTACAAAACTTGCTTTCAGCACTCGCTTGCATATTTCAATAATCGGCCACTGAAGCTCTGACATGGAATGAAATAACGTAACAAAGTTTTTGGCAGCGTAGACCGAATTGAACGCAGCCAAATACCTGTCCACGTCGTACATGGTCGATTGATAACCGGTTTTCGCACCAATAACCTCGCCTTTATTGTTGCGGGTTATCTGAGCGGATTGCATCCACTTAGTAGCTAAACTCTGTTTTAAATCTTTAATTAGACTCATATCTGGTATAAAAAAAGCCGGACACAGGGTTTAATCTGAATCCGGCTTGTTTAAGCTCTTTCGTTTAAAATATAAAATGATTATACAAATTCCACAATTTTAGTATTAAAGTTTTTATCCACATTCGCATTCACCACATAAAATTCATTTCTACACCTGGAATCTTTACAAATAAACTGCTGTACTCCTATATTATCAATAGATACAGCACCGTTAATTCGGTTGCAATTTGGACACCGTATGTACTTTAATTGAATCATATTCATAGTTTTAAAATTGTTCCGTATATTTCCGTTTATAAAACTCACCAACCCCGGAAAGAATGTTGGCAGCTTCAATGCTTATGCCTTTGTAACTGTCATACAGGTTTTCAACAA